GGCAAGGCTGGCTGACTGTTCGTTTAAACGGTCTTCAACAGTCTGTTCCCAGGTCTTCACATTCTTGGTGGCGATGTCGCAGGAAATAAAGGCATCATTGATGAACACCTGCCCATCTTTATCCTCCATCGGTGGTCGTTTACCAAAGCGGCTGTCTATCAGATAGCTGATGGCGAATTCTTGCCCGGCAGGTGTGAGAAAGTTGAAATGATGCTCATCAGCGAACGGCGTTACCGTGTCCTGCACCAGCACATAACCGAGTTCACGCAGTTCAGCAGCGCCAGATTTTGACGGCAAGTCGCCATCCACCAGCGCGCCACGGAAGAAAAGCGCATGAAGGACATCGCCAGCAGCGCCGGAAAGTTCTTTGTTCATGGATTTTTCCTTTTAGATGCGAGCCTGTAGCACGAGAAGACCGCCCGATAAAGCGGAGTGTCCCAGGCTCACTACTGGAAGATATCGTTAGGATGTGCGTGCGAGGCGCAATAAAAAAGCCACAAGCGGGTGCCAGTGGCTTAACTTATGTACATAGAAGCAGCTGAATGCAGCCGCCATCAAATGAGAGGATTGATCAGACCTTCTCAGCAAAGGATTTTATAATTTCAATTGCGTAGGTTCTAATGTCGTGATCATCAACAACATTGTGTTTATGTGCGCTATTCAAAATCACATGATTTGCGTTTTTTACTAAATTATCAACGTCAATATTGGATTCTTTCACTGCTGACAACACAGCAATTAAGGCCTGTTCAAGCGCAATTTCTTTTTTGTTATTGCTCGCCATTAGAGATCACCTCTTTTTAAGATGGAGATTTTACATTATCACAGACACTCAATGAATGCCTGAAATAATGCCCGTTTTGGAATGGCAATAAAAAGCCACGAGTCTGCTGAATCACGAAACGTGTCATGCTACCTGTAAATTACAAAGAGCGATTTGCATTTAGGGCAAAGCAACGCCGAATGCTGACGTACTTTCGCGGTTGACTGGTTGGAATAATGCCCACATATCGGACACATAACACTTGTGTTCGCTACCAAGCCAACACGCTTCATTGCGTAATCGAAAAATGACATGATGACTTACCTTTCAATGAATGGGACTCATCATATCATGACCTGGTCATTATTTAACCAAAATAGACGTAATATTTGGTGCTATGCAATAGCTGAATTGTAAGTTTAAGTCAGCAAAAACCAAAATTATGGTCTTTCATCGTCACAAGAATGCAAGTGCATCTCCATGGAGAACGGCACCATATTTGATGGGGTAAAGTAACTATAATCATGTCGGTTACTACATAATATGTTTCTGTTTTGTCCTGATGCGGGGGTACCTCACTTAAGTACATTACACCCCTAAGCACATGAATTTTTACGTCATGAGTCCCATCAGTGATTTGCTGCCAGACTGGGGTAATTATCATATCTCTCATCGACATAGTTTCTCCAGATGGAGTGTTTAATCCTTGCCAGATGTAATAAGGATAAGGGCTCATAACGAGAAGAGGGTACAATTACAATCCTTTGCATGGAGTGGTATGACTGTTCTACAAATTTATGTCGGTCATGAGAAAAAAACCGCCCGAAGGCGGTTATGCTAAAAAGGCTTTAAGGGTTTATCTGGATCATTAATGTCAGGCAAATCAGGTTCTAAAGGCTCCTCATCTGGTGGTAACCATTCGGGATCATCCGGTACTGGTTTGTCTGATGGCAGTGGGTCATCGTAATTGGGTTGCTGAGACATAATACCTCCAGCATCTTTAAATTTCTTTACGTGAAGACCAGACCGTTATTTTTTATCGCGGTTAGGTTTATTGTTTTCCGAGTGATTTCGTTTATCAGAATCGGAACGCTTATCAGATTCTTTTTCTTTTTCTTTTTCATGGGTAATATTCGAGCCGTGGATATTCATGGTTAACTCCATTTGTGGTTGTAGTATTTTACCGCCATTTGATAGTAGCTGGCAAAGTGAAATAATGCGAGCGTCACGGCTGGTGCTATTTTTTACTTAAAAACCACTTCAACGATGAAACAAAAGAACAAAATCTCCTTCCCATTCAAACCAAAAATTTCTTACACATCCAAAAACACACCTTACTTGTTAATTCAATTGAGTTTTTATTTATGGCGTTTTTAAATAAAAATTAAGGTGTTTTTCAAATTTGTTATTCATAATTAAAGAGAATAAAAACGCTCCTTAGTCTAGCTTAACCAGTTAACAGCATAATTAATAAGAATATTCCACCTTTCGTTCGTCATTAGCAAACTAGCTTAATTATGATTATTTAATATAAATTCTTATACTCATATCCATTCGCTCTGAAAAGCACATACTCGTAAACTTAGAACGTAACGAATGGTGCTTATTGTACCATTCTCTGAATAGACGGATTTCCCATTAAAAGAGATTTTTATTCCAGGTACTGTTGACGAACATACCTCTGCAGGCCAGTTAATTGGCTTGTAACGGTTTCAATTTACTCTCTGAGACGCCAAAAATCCCGTTCAGCAGCGTCGGTAAGCGTCAACGTCGCATTATCAACCCGTGCGCTTTCCTGCATCGTCACCAGTATTCGGTGAAAGGCTGCTCTAACGATAACGATAACGATATGCGCACCCTAAGATAAATCTGGATAGAACGGCAAGATAAGATTTATCCCACGCTTACGCTTGTTAAATATGCATATCCACCAAAACTTAAGTCGACTCATAAGGCAAGAGCGCCTCGCCGGGGCTGATCTCAAGGATGAGATTGAACTCCTCTAATCAGTTCTGGCTGACCCGCCTAAAGCCCATAAAAGCTGATCTGCATTATTGATTATTTAGCCCTGCCACGATGGGGCTTTTTTTTCAGATAAAGATTAAACACTGATGAGAGACCACCGGTATACACAAACTGTGCACTAACACTATGGGCAAATTCTCATACTAACGCATGCTTTGGATGCAAAACTACCGTAGTACCATCGAGCAATCAGACCACTGCCTTCTGTTGCTTATCGTGAGTAAGAATCATTTTTCGCTGGGTAGGGGGGGATTTGTATGCTCTTTGTTATGGCTGATGGCCTATCGAAAATCTTTTCGTCGGAAAAGCCGACAGGTACTGCCTGGTTGATGATTTTTGGAGGCGCTATCGCTATTTCAGGCATTCTCGCTGTTATTTTTATTCGTTCAAATTCTTAGCTCTTAACGGTATAAGTCGCCGTGTCAGCCCCAGTGGGTTCACCCCACTCGAATTTAGTACAAACGTTTCTTCACGAGGAAAGACTGTCATGCCTACAGTGAAAGCTATTAGTTTAGAGCAAGCTCATGAGCTGCTTAAGTCCGGAAAGCACAAGGCGGTCGAGTTAGATTTCGATGTTGATGCCGATGCCTTTTTTGCACTTTCTTCTGAGTATTGTGAGCACGGAGCAAAAATATCACGACATGAAAATCATTTCGTTATAAAGCCGCAGAGAGCAGAAATCCCAGCACTTAATTAAGTCTTGTTCAGTCAGTCCTTGCACTGCTCACGGACATATTGTTGCAGGCCAGTCAGTTGCTTAGTGACGGTTTCGATTCGCTCTCTGAGGATGAAATAATCCCGTTCAGCGGCGTAAGTAAGTCTGGGGCCGGTTGCATCATCCATGCCGGGGGCGCTGGTCGTTCCGTTCTTTGGACATGCTGCATTGATGCGCAGCCCACACTTACCACTGCTAACGCAACGCTGCAGATCTTCAAGCTGCTTTTTAGCATCTGCGAGTTCTCCTGTGTATTTCTCATCGAGTCTGGCAACTTCGCGCTGGCGCACCTGCATATCAGAAATGGTTTCGTTCGCCAGAGTCAGCGCGCTGGTAACCTGATCACGCTGGGTTTTGTAGTTCAGCGCATTGTCGCGATAGTGATTCGCAGCCCAGGCCAGCGAGACAATCAGCAGGATGATGACTGTTGCAATAATAGCGTTTAAGCGGCTCATTGAATTGCACTCCTGACTATATGCCCCCCCACATAGCCAGCACCGTTGTGGGTGTAAAACCATCTGCACCGTCCTGTTGACGGTGGGTGGATAGTCTGACGAATAACGCTGAAAGAAATGAAACGCCACCAGGGCCACGTTTGCGGGCCGTGCTTAACCTTCATGTCTGTTTTAAAATCTGCAACGGAAAGCTCAAATTTGATTTTCATTTCTGCCCCCACATGCAGACTTCGCGCTCAACATCCCGGCGATTGGCTAACCCCTGCCATTTGCGGCCACCAGCATAAGTCCAGCGACGCAGCTCATCGCAAGCACCTTCCTGGTTGCCCTGGTTTATTTTTCTCAGCAGTGTGGATGTCTGAAAACTTCCCGGCCCGATGTTATACGCAAAGGAGTACAACGCTCCACGCATCGCTTCGGGGATCGGTTTAGTGATGTAAGGGTTAATCTGACGGGCTACGGTATTCAAATCTTTATCGAGAAGCGCGCGGCACTCTGTCTCGGTATACGTTTTACCGAGCATGATGTCTTTCCCTGCATGCCCATAGCAGACGGTCCAGACACCAACCACATCCCTGTAAGGTTTATAGCGCACACCTTCAAGGCCATCGTTGCCATTCGGTCCGGTGATCAACGCAGAAGCGATAGCAATAGCACCGCCACCAACGGCACCGAGCACGCTGTTTCGCAGTACTGGAGACATTATTCACCTCGTGCGGCCTTACGCCGATCCTCTTTGATTTTGAAATACAGATTGGTCAGATACGTCAGCAGACCAAACAGGACGCTTGCGAGAACACCAATAGCCGCCCATTGTGAGGGCGAGACTTTATCCAGTAGCTGGAGCACCCAGAACCCTCCGTTTGCTCCGGCAAAACCGTAGCTCACACCAGTTGTGATTTTGTCCATTCGATACATACTCCACCTCCGCGTTAGGGAAGTGCTGTGCGCGATTAAGAAAGGGAGAGCTCTGGCCTGCGGGCGCTTTCGTAGAAGTGAAGGTTGTATGATTCCCGAGACCAGAAATGAAAAAACCCCGCCGAAGCGAGGCTATTTGAATTTGAGGCACCTCATCCAACAAACCACCCGAGGTTAACTGGATTTTAACGAGATGCTTTTGAATAAGCGCTGAACTCAAAGGTCAGTTTTTTACACAGCAATTTTGCAAAAAGCAGCGCCCATTCAAAACCGGGTCGATTTTCAGTCAATCCGGGTAACCCATCATAGTAAACCGAAAAGCTTTAACTGGAGCGGCAGCGGGCATCGAACCTCGTACTACAACATTACTTTACCGCTCTTCCCGATGAGCTAATGGCGGTCTAGTGGCTCTTGCTGGACTTGAACCAGCTACCGGATAATTATCAGTCGCACGCTCTAACCTCTGAGCTAAAGAAACGGGAGCGAGATGAAACCTAAGTCAAACTAACCATGCAATGTAAATGGAGTTATCGAATATTAGTGTAAAATTTAACATACTCAGCGATCAATGCCTTTAGTGGATGCTATGTGTAACGCAACAACCAATAGTAGAATTGAACCAGAGTAGGCAAGTACCTCAACATAGCCTTTATGTTCAATGATTATCAATCTAATCAGTGCAGTAATTCCAATATGAAGAAAATATTTCAGTGGAAATTCGTAGTGGGATTTAAAATACATTATTATCAGAGCAATAAACTCGAAATACAAAAAATAAGTCACTATACTCTCAAGTAAACTGTGCATAGTTAGAATACTTGCCTTACTGAAAACTAATCCCACCAAAATAAGAATTTCTTTACCCAAGAAAGTAATTAATATAATTGCAAGAAAAAATAGCCCTGCACTACTGATCCATTGTAAAAACCGCGATATATAAGTTGAGTGCTTTAATCCGGTCATAAGCTGCCCCTTAGGCCATAGCCCTTAAGTCACGCCTATCTTAAACGGAGATAAACCTCAAAATGAAGAAGTTGCTTTGCGGGTTCCAGCGACATGGCTTTAACTATACCACAACCAATTCACGTAACCATTCTAATCTTGATTGCCTGCGACTATCTTTAGATTCATACGCACAGTTTTACAGGAAAACCAGAGTCCCCCACCTCCCCCTCCCCCCCTCAGTTGCAAGTTGAAATGCCAAAAACGACAAAGGCACCAATTAAGGCGCCTTAATTCAGGGGCAGCAGGCTTGTCATCAACATCTTGCCGCTCCTGGCCTTCTTTCGAAAGTCTCACAAGTCACATAAAGTTACGCCGTCGCTATTCGCTAACGCTAAACATAAGTCAACAATTGTCAGACACAAGTAGTTGTAAGCGGCAGTATCTGATCAAGTACGACATTCCCATATTTTAGTCTTGATTTGATCCAATCGCGCCAGTGCCACCGTCATAATCATGTCGCACTTAACCCAGAAGGGAAGTGTTCATTAATGGGAATAGGATTCACTGAAAGCTCATGGTGGCATTCTCTTGCAAGAGCTGTTGCCATTGTGCTTACTGGTACAATGGTTACTTACGGATTGTTGTATCGATTTCTTACGACAACTATAACTGGTCGAAGTTTTACATTCTCATGAACCATTAGCTTACAAAATCACACATCAAAACAGACCGAATCCGAGGTTGAAATTTTAATCTCATAAATTTATTCCCCTGGCAATGACAATCCGCAAATTTTACCGCAACAAATTCATGGATGCATTGCTAATCAATAAAAGGGAAAACATTCACACCAATGCAAATCTTTAGCTCTACATCTCCATAAAAAAACCCGCGCTGAGGCGAGTTTCTTTTTATTTCAGGTCGTTTTAGATATAGCTTTGCGAAGCATACACAAAGTTAAACACTTACTGGCTCACTTTGCAAGTAAAATCTGCTGCCATTTGTATCGAATGCGTCACACATTGGCGCGTAAAGCATCGATTCCGCCAAACTTAGCCAGGTGTCAATACGACGGCGGCAGGTCATGAACGTCAGTTCCGGGTGGTTCATCTGGAGTTCTTCTGCCATGTTACGTTTGCTTTTGCGGTATCGGTAGCGCTGGATAAGTACGTTCAGCAGACCGTCATACTCGCCAGCCAATACTGTGCTGATGATACGGTCAATCACCAGTGCTTCTTCATCCGAGCAGAACGCCAGGCTGCTTTTGTTTTTGCCGTTGAGGATTTCCATAAAGAACGCCTCAAGCTCTGGCTTAGTTATGCCAGATTTTTTCATACGGCGTAACGCTTCCTGTATCGCCGTCTTTGTCACGTGATGAGAGGTCAGCAACTGGTTAAACATATTCCCTGCTTTACCCTCGCCGATGTATGACCAGCGGCCCCACATGTTTAATTTGCCCTGAATCCAGATGCTTTCTAGTGTGCGCAGGCGCGCGTGCTCGCCAGCTTTACCAACCTCAGACGGGTTTAACATGTTCAATTCTCCACTCAGGCGATTGCGCCTATTGCTAATGCATGGTCAATAAATCGAAACAGCAGCGTAAGCTGACTGCCATATTTGGCTTCGAAAGCCACGGGGTCCCGATGAAGTTCGTCGTGGTGCGCTCTGCACAGCGGCAACACAAATAAATCATGGGCTTTGGTTCCCATCCCTCCTTGTCCATGTCCAATAACGTGGTGTGGGTCGTCTGCCGGGTTACTGCAGCATGCACATTGCTGCGCTTTAACCCAGCGGGTGTATGTGGGGTTTTCCCAACGGCGGTGCTTTGGGCGCAGCATGAATGATTCCGGCGTCTCAGGGTCCACCTTTAGCGCCAGCACACGCTTTGCTGTTTCCTGCACAATCTCAGAGGGTCCACGCGTTGGCACAATATCGGACTCTCTGGTTACTGATTGAATAACCGGTTTTGGCAGACGCAGCACCTGACGCGCTGCGGTTTCCGGTATCGCATCAGCCAGGCCATTGCGAGCGAGCCACCAGCAAAGCTCGGGCAGCGTCAGTGAATGGGTGTCATCGAACCCCAGCTCGCGGCGAACCGCTGTGAGGATGTAAGCGGCACAGTTCGCCAGGGCAATGGCTTCCAGTGCGCTGGTGTGCTGATCGCGTAGTTGGTTGTCACAGTGCCAGCACAACCGAATCACGCCGGGTGTGTGGCGCATGGTCGTAATGTTTTCAGCGTGCCAGGATTCATGCGACCACTGACAGCTATTGTCACGTAATAACCAGTCTTCCAGACCAGACAGGCCACCAGCGCGGCGTAACACGGCCTCGTTGGTGAACACCGAGCGTAATGCAGGGTCTTCGGCTAACGGCTGCTCTGCTGCCGGGATTTCACCGCTGGGCAAGTCTGACAGACGCTCAGGCTCGTTTTCAATGAGCATGCGGCCCCGGTGAAAATGAGGCAGCAATTGAGAGCCGGGGCGAAAAGCCACCAGCCCCAGTTCAGGGATAATTACGGGTTTAAGGAGCGCTCTCAAGCCCTACTCCTTAAAGCGAAAGCTGTTTCAGCTTCTGCACGGCTTTTCCCATATCAGCCATAGCATCAACAAATTCATCGAATTTGCGGCTGGCCATCCCATAAGATTGCAGTATTTCCAGTTTAAGGGGATCGAGTTGTTTTTTAATTTCAGCCCGATCACCTGCCTTTTTCTCTGACTCTTCCGCTGCGCGGATCAATTCCTCAGCCTGCTTGCGTAAATCTTCCGGCGTTACCGTTTTCTTAATCACTGTATTCTCCGTTACCGTTTCTTCTTCGACCGCGTTTGTCACTGCCTGATGTCCAAAGCGTGGATGATGGAAGGTTGTTGTTCTGCCATCACCTACAACGAGCAACATCCCGTTTTCACGGATAATTTCCACCAGCAGTTCTTTGTCTTTCTTCTGCAACTGGTTGTAGGCGTATACCTTCTGAGAAAGCTGGGTCAGCGTTGTGCCTTCTGGCATTTTCTCAACAAAGCGCTTTATTCTTGAAAGCACAGGCTGTAGATGTGGGGGAGTTGTCCTCATCGTGATCGCCCTTACCTTGCGTTATCCAGCATGCGAGCCAGTTCAGTGAATTTTGCTTCGAAGAAGTGCGGCTGAGTCTCCCGCGGATTGGCTGGGCTGGTGATGTTCTTACCGTACATGCAGCCCTTTGATGTGACCGACCAGAAGTGCTTAACTCCGTTAATGCCAGTACGGCTTTGACGCTCTCTCTGTTCAACAATCCCAAGCCTTGCCAACTGGTGATAAGCCTGGTTTGCCGTCATGCGGATACCGCACTGCTTAAGTAGAGCACTAAGGGAAAAGGTTGGGCGGCTGGAGCCATCTGGCGCACCGGCTGGTGCATCAATGGCGTATTTCGGCATCAAATCAGGCAGACCAGCGACCTGTTGCAGCTTCTGGTATGCGCCGAGTTTGGAAGAATTGGAGAGGTTCAGCATTTTTGCCGCTGACTCAAGCAGAATGACACCTGCATGCACCTGATCTGATTTCAGGGTTGCTGCGGAGGCGCTGTGTAAAGCATCGAATGTACGGATCACCTTGAGGTTAAAGGCGGCGCTAATCCACATCGCATAAGAATACACAAGCTCTTTGCAAACGAAGGTGCCCTGGTTACTCCCACCAGCCACTTTAACAACGGGGGCCGCTCCTGTAATGTCAGGAGCGCTCGAAATTTCAGCAATAAGCTCTTGTGTCTGGCTTAATGATGCCCAGTTCGATGGTTGATGACGCTTTTCACCACCAGCGGCACGGTGTAAATCATTCAGGCAGTAACGACCATCAAGATCACGGCGTACGGAAACGCCGTCAATTACGAGCAATTGACTCATATAGTTCTCCACAGGTTGTATTGCGAAGTGGACTGCACTCCTTCTTCGCTTCGTTTTTGACACTACTGCTAAATTTCGAATACTGCAAGCTGCTACTGTTCATGCATCCACCCCTGAATATAGGGATATCGTGATTTCAACTTTCCCTTTCGGTACTACCGGCCCCCACTCCACCAGCATCTTTTTCACCTGGCTGTCGTCTTCCCACACACCAGCATGTGTCAGTGCGTCAAACAGCCCTTTGGTGTAGTTATCAATGTCCCTGCGGCGGTTGTCCGGCGGGTACAGCAGGATTTCCACAGCACACAATGAGCTGGACGGTTTAGGCAGTCGGCGCAGTTGTTCAACGATTGCGGCGCAAGCGTCACTCTGGAAACGTCTCCCCGCTTCGCTCATAAGGTGTCTGCCCTTAAGTGGGCCTTTGTTCGGTGCGCGCCAGTAGGTGTTAACGCTCGGCGGGAACGGCAGGATTAATTTCATATGCTAACCCCACGTGATTCCAGAAAGATAATTGCGTGCTCCCTCGCATATTCATCACCATCAACCAGTGATTTAATTAGGGAAATCATCTGATCATCTTCGCTGGATTTGTTGACCGTTATCCCACGAGAAACGCCAGGCGCGACTGTGATTGCTCCTTTCTTTTGCAGGAATTTAAGCTGAGTTGTGGCGGCATTAGGCGAGCGAGCGCCCATCAAAACAGCCAGTTCTGATACGGTAGGAGGGTATCCGCGTTCCCGTTGGTATGCGGTTATCATCCCCAATACTTGCTTTTGACGTGGTGTAAGATCCTTCATGCCGCATCACCTTTAGCCCAGTCAATACCCATCACCGTACCTGGCAGCAGTTGAACTGCTGGCATAACTGCCTGGTTGCCCCAGTGGTCCCAACCGGGAACGGAACGGCGGCTGAACAACTCAATACGCCGCACGTCGCCATAAAGCCGTTCAAGGCGGTGGCGCGCTTCGGCGGGTTTCTCGCTGTGCTCACCCAATGGGCTGTAAATGACCTGTTTAACCCCGGCGTCGCGACGCTCAAGCCCCCCTTCCACGTGTGGCAATCAGCAAGTCTTCCGTGTTGGCGCGGGTGTGATTGCCGCCATTCATCCGGGTCTGACTATTCAGCAGATCGAGGAAGTCGTAGAAGTCCAGGACATCACCAGCGTCCAGCGCCTTGTTGATGTGCTGCTCTGCCAGAGCATTCAGTTTTACCCAGGTGAATCCCTTCATCGTCCGAACGGTAAAACCCCAGGCTTCTGCCAGCTCGATAGCCTCACGGTTATGCGTCCCGGTGTACCACATTGCTAACACCGCGTTTTCTTCGGCCAGCGCCCACACAGGCAGGCGTTTCAGGTCTGCCATGCTCATCGTGTCGTAATGGTCCTTTGCCGCGCCATTGCTGGCGTTGTTGCCGTATTGCCACGGTGGATCAGCGTAAATGAGTGAGTAGGTCTTCATAGGTCACCATTGAATCGGCCAGCCAAATCATAAAACCGCTCAGTGCTTCTTGCTCTGGCACCCCAGGTAAGGCATTTACGTTTTCGACGTAGACACTGCTCCCGCTCGGTTATGCTCTGTGACGCATCAAAAGCCTCTGCCCATACCGTTGCGGCACGGAGGTAAAACCCCTTCTGCTCCAGTTCCCCGGCCTGCGTGATTAGCGCTTTAGCGTGGCGTGTCTCCTGCAGCGGCTTAACGTCTGATTCGATACGGGACTCATTGAACGTGTATAAAAATTTGTTCTTCTCTCCGCTGCGTGTTGTATACCCGGCGTCATACAGGCGATAGGCGGCACGCTGAACGGCTGGGCGCGGATACTGGGGAAACGCGTCACAGATATCGGCGGCGCTGGAGCCAGGGGCCGTTTTGATATATTCCAGAATTTCAGCAACCAGGCTCATGAGCGGAACCCCGCATTTTCAGGCAGTGAATAATCCACGCTCTGGAAACTTGCGCTCGGGCCTGTGGCGGCGACCCATCGACCGTTTACCCGTTCCGGACGGCCAGCCTGCGCCCACTTCGTTGCACCCTGCAGGTAGCCGGGAAACTTCGTCGGCAAAAACAGAGTCGTCGGTCGCAGGTATTCGGCCATCTGCAGATCCTGAGACCATTTCGCCGTCGCGTAATCCACGACCAGTTTCAGGTCATCCGCGCTGAACCCTTCTCCGAGACGTGCGCGGATATGCTCCATCGAAGTTTTACTGACCTGGTACCGTGATCCTGTCTGCTGGTTCAGGTGAGAAAGAACCTGCTTAGCCAGGTCGGTGATCACCACTGCAGCGTCGGGTTGTGCAGCAACCTGACAAAGAGGTTTTTTATCTGATGGATCAGTAGTTGTATTTACTGACGGATCCCCGCCAGATTCTGACGGGTCAAAACCGCCTTTTTTGCTGAATTCCGACGCCTCAAATTTTGACGGGTCAGATTCTGATGCATCAGATTTCGACGGGTCAGATTTTGATGCGTCAGGATTTGATGTGTCAGAATCTGGCAGGTGAGCAAAAGCCGCAGCGCGCAGTTTCTGGACATTCAGGGTGTAGACATTGGATGCATTACGGTTGCCCTGGCGACGGGATTTACGTGTCAGCCAGCCCTCTTTCTCCAGCGCTGATATGGCTGTTCTGACAGTGCTCTCCCCTGCCCCAATCTGGCGCGCTATTGTCGCAATGGACGGCCAGCAAACTCCCTCGTCACTGCTGAAATCAGCCAGGCGCGCCATAATCGCCACACTGGAGAGTTTCATGCCAGACGATGCGCAACCGTCCCAAACGTAACTGGTTAATTTAGTGCTCATCCTTAGCCTCTATCTCAGTGAAATCGCGCCGAAACTCTTTGATCGGGCTAAAGCATTCGCCGTGCTCATAGTTTTCGCGAAGATAGATAACTCGCCGGGTCTCTGGCTCCCAGCGGATGACGTGGACGGGTATACCCCTTCTGTCTCTGAACCATCGGTTAAGGACGCGCATAAACGTTTTGCCCTCCGGTAGTAGACACCCACGACGCCTGCCGCCCGGCTGTGGTTACATGCAACCCATCGGTTTGATACTCTGCGTTCATACCGAAACAGCGGAACACCCGGAATCGGGATCATCCTCAGTTGCGGTAAACGGTTTTTTACCGTTACACTGTTCATGCGTTAGTTCTCCACTCGATTGCTATGCGCCACGACGCCAGGAGCTGCACACTCGCTGGCGTCACCCTTTTCAGGCGCGCAAAAAACCCGATACAGAAGCGTTAAATGCTCCTGCCACTTCGCCATAACCTGGTAACTGTTCTCTTCAATTCGCTCGCGTTCGTCAGCATCGATAACCCCGTCAGCCGTCGCTATACGGACGTACTGAGAGTGCTCGCTGATCCATTCAATCGTTTCCATAAGGCGCTGATTGATATCCGCGTTATCAACATCCTCAATAGCCACCAGCGGAACGTTGACGCTGTTTGACTGGCGAGAAACGGCATCGGCGATATGTTTGGTACCGCTTGCCTGTTGAAGGACCATCGCCCACCCCATCGGGAATATCTGATCACCACCAGCACGAAGCCGGTTAAAAAGCGCGTCCTCAGTAACACCCAGCCATTCAGCGGCTTCGGCGTATCCGCCAGGTAGCGCGGCGATCGTCTTTTTGATTGCGACCACCATCCACGCTGGTTGTTTATCTACTTGCCAGTGATTACCCACGGTTAACTCCTTGAATCTGTGGTTTGTTTTAAGCAGCGGTTTCGCTAGGCTTTAGGTACAGGGTCGGATCAACTTTTAAAGCGTCGTTTGTAATTGTTTGGATTTCATAAGCTCTACCTTTAGGAATGACACTCCCCCAGCCGGAAACGGATGCATGAGAAATTCCTAAAATCCTCGCTAAATTACTTACGCCACCAAAGTAGGAAATGACGTCATCTTTGTTCATATAGCCCTCTGATGTAGTAAAACTCAACACGCCGATAGTAGGATATCTTACATATTAAGGTCAAGGACTCCTACCTTAAAAGATGGTAGGATTGCCTACATGAAAATGAATGAACGCATCCGCACACGACGCAAGGAACTGAAACTGACTCAGGCAGTTTTGGGTAAACTTGTTGGTGTAAATCGAGTAACAGTTACTGGATGGGAGTCAGGTGATTACGCGCCTGGTGGAACCAATCTCCAGGCCCTTTCTGTTGCCTTGAAATGCTCGCCTCAATGGATCATCGATGGTATTGGTGAGCCAGACACAGATGCGCCAGCAATTCAGCCAACTGAAAAATTTGGCGTGAAACAAATCCCTATATTGTCATGGGTACAGGCTGGAGAATGGACAGAATCAGGGTCGCCGGTTACTCAAGCTGATGCTTCTGAATGGATTTACACCACGGCCAATATTTCTAACGAAGGGTTTGCTCTTCGAGTTCGTGGCGATTCAATGACTAACCCGAACGGTGCACCAAGTATCCCAGAAGGTTCATTAGTTATTGTTGATCCTGATTACGGTAGCCCTTACGAAGTTAATGGGCGCATCGTCGTTGCTCAAATTGACGGTTCTGCCGAGGCTACGTTAAAAAAGTTTGTTATCGATGGGCCAGTGAAGTATCTGGTTCCTTTGAATCCAAACTATAGAGTCCTCGAAGTTAATGGTAATTGCCGTATTGTCGGTGTAGTTAAACAAGTTGTAACCGACCTCTAATTTACCACCCCCCACTCCATTAAGCCGCACTTGCGGCTTTATTTTCGCCCAAAAATGTAAGATATCCTACTTTTAGCATTGACACACCAAGGTAAGTTATCCTACATTATTCACATCAACAGCGAACAGGCAGGACGCCCACGAAGTAGCCGCCGATGGCGTACGAATAATCGGATGATTCGCTAAATGTAAATGGAGGCATAAGTTATGCGTAGATTAAAAAAAGCCTTTCATGCTCGTAAGAGCAAAAAGGCTTATCAGATCATAAATGGTCGTGTGTTATTGAAGACAACGGTTATTCAGCGTTCTTCACTAAATCCAGAATCTTAATAATAGAGCTTTTAGCACCTTCGACCGTTTCTTTGTATCCAGGAATATCAATGTTTGCTTTTTTGATGTAGTCGACGACGCCATCCCTATTTATCAAGCCGTCGGCAATCATTGCTGAAATGATTCCAACTGTCAGTTCGGAGCGGACGAGTAAATTAACGACATTGTTTTCAGTAATGGATTGGGCATTTTTTAGGTTATTGATTTCTGAAATCAAACTATTGATTTGTTGCTCTATTACCGAACTCATTTTTTCACCTTTCTTGGCAGTGTAGGAACTCCAAGATACCACCGAGCCTGATGTGGTGAAAAGACAGGCAGATATTAAAGCTGTGTAGTCTTAGGGCGGTATCAGCATCTTCCACTTATGAGGCAGATGATAATGTTCTGGCTGGTACCGCCCTCTTTTTACACAACACACAAGATCATCACCGCAGCGACGGCTCATAACCCAATCGCTACGGGCGGCACTCACCGCAGGTGCTCTTTTGTGTTGTGTGGAGAACTAACGGCGGTTGCAGCCGCCCTTCGGAGGGTTAACCGATGGAAAATGAACGTTTGACCAATATCCCCGATTTCTTCGGGGAGCTGGACGGCGGTGTGTTTGAAAACAAACTTGCCGCAGCACTGAATGAAGTCGCCCTGGGTGTTTTAAATAACGGGCAAAAAGGCAAAGTGCAGGTCACCTTCGACCTGTCTCGCCTGAGCAATTCACTGGAAGAGAAGCGCGTGACCATCCAGCACCGCCTTTCTTTCACCAAACCTACCCCGCGCGGTAAGTCTTCCGAGGAAGACACAACCGAAACCCCGATGTACGTCAATCGCGGCGGCAAACTCACTGTGCTGCAGGAAGATCAGGGCCAGTTGTTCACGCTGGGCGGTGATCCTGCTGCGAAGCTCGCTAAATAAATCCATCAAATTCGAATTTATCTCTTAGCAAAGGAAACCAGTTTATGTCGCAGCAAGTAGACAACACCGCCATCAGCCAGATCCGCGATATGGTGCTGAGCCAGTTCATTGAAGAAAAATTAGCGGCCGCTGATTGCCCGGCAGTCGTCCTGCCAAAAGACGTTTCAGTTGAATCCATTGAGCGTCTGCATACTGAGCGCTTCCGTTTCCGTGGTAAGCTGGACACCTCCAGCATTGAAGACTTCGTTCGCTACTCTACCGGCTATGCAGCAGAAGGCACTCGTTGCTTTATCAGCACCGATAAAATGAGCGCTTCCTCGGTCTTTAACCTGGGTACCATTACCAACCCCGGTCATGCGGATAATAAAGCGGTTCTGACCCTAAAACGCACCGCTCCATTCACTGCGCTTCTTGCTATCAACGGTGATCGTAACGACCAGAAAACCCTGGCTGAATGGCTGGAAGACTGGTCTGATTTTGTGACTGGCTTTGATGCTGACGGCGCGGTAATTGACGCTAAAAAAGCAGCGGCGGCAATTCGCAAGATCACAATTGAAGCAATCAAGAGCGCTGAGTATGAAGACCAGGATTTCAGCGGTCGCCGTTCGGTCATGGAAAGCGTTGAAGCCAGAACCAAAGACATTATGCCTGTGGCATTTGAGTTCAAGTGTGTGCCGTATGAAGGTCTGGCTGAGCGTCGCTTCAAAGTGCGTATGAGCATCCTCGCCAGCAATCAGCCGCTGCTGGTTCTCCGTATTACTCAGCTCGAAGCCTACGAAGAAGAAATGGCCATTGAGTTCCGTGATCTGCTCGTTGAGAAATTCACCGACAGCAAAGTAGAAACTTATATCGGCGTCTTTAACGCCTAATTACGCTGCTGCAAATGCCCCTGCGGGGGCATTTATGGAAGCGGAATTTAATTAATTAATCGCCACTGGCGAGGGTTTCCTACAACCAAAAAACAGCGCGGTGCAGCGTGCACATATATGGAGAACTAACGATGAGAATGACTAAAGAGCAGTTGCTGGTTGCCGCTCGCACAGCGGCAAAATATCTCCCGGCGGCGTCAGCCGACATCATGAAAGAACTGGCTAACCGTCTGGATGTTACCAGCGTGGCGTTAAGCGAGGCATTGGAGCAACGGGACAACCTGATTATAGAAAATACAGCCCTCATCCACTTCATCAAAACTGATTGCTATGTCGCTCATTTTGAGCCCGAGACATTCTCTCAGGAGGAAGTTACCCGATACGTCAGTGCAGACGGCTACGAACCTGAGTTGTCCGCCACATATGCAGAAATCGCCTCACTGAGAGCGGAAGTGTTAGACGAAATGGCCGCCACCTATCGCGGTTGGGCCAATGAAAACGATTGTTCGTGCAACATGAAAAGCAGCTACAACCTTACCGCCGAACGTGCTGAAAGCTATGCGGCATACATCCGACGTCCTGCAAAAAATGAGGAGGCCACCAGCAATGGCCGCTAACTCGTTCAAACTAATGTCCCGTTCTGGCGTTATCAAACGTACTGATACCGGGATGTTTATCAGCCTCAACGATATTCACGTCAAAGAAGGATTTAACAAACGCGACGATGACGAGCGTACTCGCCAGGCTGATGACGACCTTTTCAACTACCTCATGAATGGCGGTACCGTTCCCCCACTGGAAGTTACCCCACGCGACGAAGGCGGTGTTTGGGTTGTTGAAGGTCACCGTCGTCGCCGCTGCTATGAGCGCTGCCGTGATGCGGGTAAACCGGTTGATCGCATTCACATCATGCCATTCGTTGGTAATGACGTTGAGCGCCTGGCGCGTGTCATGACCAGTAATAACCAGTTGCCCCTCACCCCACTTGAACAGGCGCAGGTAATTAAGGAACTGGCTACAACTTTTAACCTGACCACTCAGGAAATAGCGAAGCTGGTTCACAAGTCGGTCCCTACGGTTGAGAAGTTATTAACTCTCGCCACCGCTAACCATGATGTTCAGCAGATTGTTAAAAATGGGGAAGTTTCCGTAGGTGTCGCAGTTGAGCGGGTTCGTGAGCACGGCGAGAACGCCGGGAAAGTGCTGGAGCAGGATCGCGCCGTTGCCGCTGCCGCTGGCAAAAAGAAAATCACTAAAAAGGTTATCACCCCGGAGATCAGCGTCAAAAGCGCCCGCCGTCTCGTCGAACTGATCAGCCTGGCTGGTATTGATGATAACGGTGTAGTCACTCTGGAAGGGCTGGCACTGGCAGAGGTGCTGGCGATTGTTGATGAACATAAGGCTATTTCAGCACAACGGGAGAGCAAAGGAGCGCAGGGATGATTACTCTTCACAACGCCAACTGCTTCGACGTATTCCCGACATTAGCCAGCGGCTCGGTTGACCTGGTGTGTGCGGATATTCCCTACGGTACCACGCGATGCCGCTGGGACTCAGTTCTCGATCTGCAGGTGATGTGGGAGCAGCTCTACCGCATCGCAAAACCGTCTGCTGCAATCGTGTTGTTCTCCGCGCAGCCATTTACCAGCGTGCTGGTCAGCAGCAACCTGCGCAACTGGCGTACTGAATGGATTTGGGAGAAAGGCAACGCTACCGGATTCCTTAATGCTAAAAAGCAGCCGCTGCGCGCCCACGAAAACATCCAGGTGTTTTACCGTCGCCAGCCAACGTACAACCCACAATTCACATACGGCCATCCACGCCGCACCTCGAAGCGGAAGACGGTTAATTCAGAGTGTTATGGCAAGGCATCGTCCCTGACAGAGTACGACTCAACAAGTCGGTATCCGCGCGATGTTCAGTTTTTCTCGAGCGATAAACAGAAGGCCAATTATCACCCCACACAAAAGCCGCTGGCGTTGTACCGGTTCCTCATCGAAACGTACAGCAACCCTGGTGATATGGTGCTGGATTTCACAATGGGTAGTGGTGGGTCTGGCGTTGTTTGTCAGGAAACGGGTCGCCAATTCATCGGCATCGAAAAAGAGCCCCCTATTTTCCAAGTTGCCTGCCAGCGTATGGGCATTAAGCAGGAGTATGCAGCATGAATATCACCATTACCGAACTGCCAGTAGAGCGCGATCAATACGGCTACTGGACCCACCCAGAGTACGAAAAGTTTTGCGATGGTCGCGAGAACATCTCAACGGAAGAATTTAACGACTGGATGAAAGCTAACGGTCTTACCTGGACGATTGTTTACCGGGATGAGGGTGACTTCGATCCTAATGTAGATGGCTACGATATCTCATCATGGCAACCTGAATCCCCAGACGGTGAGGGCTGGTTTGTTGGTTCTATCCATGACAGTGAGGATGGCGCGGTATGTATTTGGTTGCGCGCAGTCGATAGCAGAGGAGCGCAGTCATGATTACCGGGACTACAAATTACGACGAAATTCCTGATGTTCTTTGCCCTATCTGTGGCGGTTATTACAAGGCTGACGAACCGGAACAGCATGAGTGTTCTGCTCATGAAATCGAGTGTGATATTTGTGGGTATAAAAGTACCGACCAGGATGGCGCGCACTATTGCTGCGAGGACAGTAGCGATGATTGATAAATACCGTCTGGAACATTTACGGCGTGAGTCCGGGGAAAAAGGTGAGCTTGCTCGCTGGGTGATTCAGTTGCAAAAAGACTTGGACGATGCTCGTAGAAAGGAAGCAGAGATTGAACAACTGAAACGGCAAGTGATTCATGTAGTCATGCCGATGATGGTGCCACCAGCAGTAATACAGGATATGAAGGCGCGGCGTGTCGAACATGCGCTTTGCCTCAAATGTAACGAAGGTGCTCGCGGGGGTTGCTCCGCATGTGCCTACAATGAGCGATAACCGGGTGCAGCCGGTAGTGGAGAAAGTATGGCGACAAGATATCTCACAATGAAAGACATGTGCCAGTTAACAGGGAAGAGTAAACCTACGTTATGGCGAATGTATGCAAAGCGCGGCGAGTTCCCTAAACCAGAACGCACTGCAAGTGGGACATTCCTGGGGTGGAGCGAGAAGGTTTATGAGGATTGGGTAATCAGTAATAAAAGCCAGCCATTTTGATTTCAATACCTGACCCGTTACCTGACCTTGTGTCGTAGCGGGTTTTTCATATTTATAGGCTAACTTGTTGATTTAAATGGTACGCCCTACAGGGTTCGAACCTGTGACCTACGGCTTAGAAGGCCGTTGCTCTATCCAGCTGAGCTAAGGGCGCACTGATATCCCTTACGGGAGAGTTGCGGATCGGGATTATACGGTCAACACCTGTCGAGTCAATGACTTTGCTCTCAGATGCTCGCGAAGTGAGCACCATTGCGCACTTTCACCGCCCTGCCTTTACGCACGAAACATAAACGGTAACTGACAGCGCCGCCCACTTCTGACAAAATATACACATCCCCACTTCTTTTTAGTTACAGATGGAATCTTCTCTCTGATGGCAGCAAAGATTATAGATGGTAAAACGATTGCGCAGCAGGTGCGCTCTGAGGTTGCTGAAAAGGTGAAAGCCCGCCTGGCAGCCGGAAAACGCGCCCCTGGTCTGGCCGTTATCCTCGTCGGTAGCAACCCTGCGTCGCAGATTTATGTCGGCAGCAAACGCAAAGCGTGTGAAGAGGTGGGTTTCATCTCCCGCTCCTACGATTTGCCGGAAACCACCACCGAAGCCGAACTATTAACACTTATCGACAAGCTCAATGCCGATAACGAAATCGACGGTATTCTGGTTCAGTTACCGCTGCCTGCCGGTATCGATTATGTCAAAGTGCTGGAACACATTTCGCCGGATAAAGACGTCGACGGTTTCCACCCGTATAACGTTGGCCGCCTGTGCCAGCGTGCGCCGCGTCTGCGCCCGTGCACCCCGCGCGGTATCGTGACGCTGCTTGAGCGTTACAACATTGATACCTACGGCCTGAACGCTGTGGTCATCGGCGCATCTAACATCGTCGGTCGCCCGATGAGCATGGAGCTGCTGCTGGCCGGTTGCACCACCACCGTGACCCACCGCTTCACCAAAAACCTGCGCCACCATGTGGAAAACGCCGATCTTCTGGTCGTTGCGGTCGGCAAACCAGGCTTTATTCCGGGTGAGTGGATCAAAGAAGGTGCCATCGTGATTGATGTTGGTATCAACCGTCTGGAAAGCGGCAAAGTGGTTGGCGATGTGGTTTACGAAGACGCCGCCGCGCGTGCCTCGTATATCACGCCGGTGCCGGGCGGTGTAGGCCCGATGACCGTCGCAACCCTGATTCAGAACACACTACAGGCGTGCGAAGAGTACCACGACGTGGAGAAAGCATAA